CTCGATGCGCCCTTCACACCGCCGGTAAAGAAAGCTTCGATTAGAGCATCAGGCAGACCTTTTACAGCTTGACCAGAGATAGAAACAGAAGCAGATTGTTCAAAGAAGCGAGATACTTCAAAAGCATCTTTCTTTATCCTAGCCGGCCTTACGCCAGCTGTCGATTCGAGTGCTCCAACTGCAGACACTTGATCAAGCACGGCAATTGGCAATGAATTGTAAACTGGATTTACAATAGCAGCAGACCAACCAGGAAGGATATCGATAGCATCTGCCAATTGTTTGATGGTATTAAAGCCAGCTTTATCAAAAGATTGAGATCCAATGCTGGTGGTTAAAATTATTTGACTAGTAGTTACGGCGACTTCAGCGGAAGTAACTCCGCTAGAACCATCATGACCAATAGAAATAACTGTATTTCCACCTAAAGATTGCTCTTCCGATAGAAGATCTCTCTTTTGATCTATCTTAAGAGTCGCCCTAGGCTCAGACGAAGGCAAAAATAATCCGGCTGTCAATCCAAAAGCAGACAAATCGCCAATAGTTGCGTCCACCATCTCTACAGACTCAGAAAAGCCATCTCTTTGCTTATCTGTCACTGCTACAGACTTGATGATAAGTTTACCTGCATCGGCCGCAGATCCAGCAGAAGCGATTAAGTTAATGTTGAAAGCAGGAAGAGCATTTAATTCAGAAATAATATCAGCTAAAGAATCATGGTTCGCTTCAGCACCAGACAAAATAACTGGAGCAGATAAAGATCCACCATTATAGCGAAACCTAAAGCCTCTACCATTCAGAAAATGCCCAGAGCTAGAAGCTGCAGCAATCGCAGCAGGAGCTGGGACAGTTCCAATAGCTGATGGGAGAGTAGGCGAACCGAAATTCTTGATCTTGATGAAGGCATCAGATCCAACTACATCTACCCAAAAAGGACTACTAGAGATAGCTTCGATTGACGCCTTCAAACTAGTCAGAACTTGAGCTGTAGTGTCTGATGGTCCATAAGGAATAGCAATCAAAGATTTACCAGCAGCTGCAGGAGCTGTCTGAGCGCCAGAGTTGAACCATACTCGATAGTTTGTTGAGCTAGATGAAATATCAAAATAGTAGCCAGTACCAGGCACTGTTAAAACTGATCCATTGACAGTAGACATTTGAAGCTGTTGAGCATCAAAATTGATAACCGGAGATTTAATTTCAGCCTGTCCTGTACCAGATAAAATTACTTGAGCCGTAATTCTATTTCCGCCGACTCCCCATTCGCGCGCACTCATAAGGCCATAAGCAGAAGGAAGTGCTAAACTAGACTTGATAGAAGAATTTGTTTTGTAAACCCAAACTACAGAAGCTCCATTTGGAATTGCACCATCAGAAGCAGGAGCGAATAGGAAATTAAGAGCATCCATAATAGGTCCAGAGCGATACTTCTCTCTAGCAGCAGATAAAGTATCTGCAGTATAGAAGTTTTGCTTGATATCTGTCTCAAGTGCACCAGGAGTACCGGCTTCTGCCTCTCCCATGATTGCAACTAAGCCAGCAGGCCCAAGTGGAAGATTTCCACCTAGGTCTATGATTCTACGAGAATACGATCCACTTTTGAAGATTGTAGTACCTCCAAATGAAACGGATAAAGCCATGTTATTTACCTCCAGCTTAAGTTTACTAAGTCATTCATCATTATAACTTGTCTGCTTAGTAAGGGCAAAGTTATAATTTTATATGCTATACTGACAATCCGAACTGTCTTGCAGCCCAATCCCAGCGCTCTACTAATTCTTTTTTGTTTAAGCCCCTAGCTCTAGCATCGACTTTCAAGATTTCTTTGAAGTGCTTAGGTCTATTAATTTGCTCTTCTCGCATTAGATACCATTCTTCGTATGAGATCGGCTTGCTCTCTTCAATGGTCACTTGAATATCAGCTGGTTTATGCTGCTTTTTCTCCATAGCTTCAATTGCACTCCAGTCGATCTCTGGCAACGGTTTGTCTGCCATCTGAAATTGTGTCTTCTCTTGTGAATCAATTTTATTCTTCTTACTCACGATTAACTCCTTCAAAATTTATGCCTATATCTAAATCTTCTACACACATATTTCCATCACCAAGCCAAGTGTTGTAAATCGTAACCCTAAATCTAACCCATCTAGTATAGATGTTTTCTGGAGTTTTGTTTTCTCTGGCCCAGTCCGATGCAGACTGGGTTTGAAGCTGCAGGCCTAAATATTCAGCTATATTTTTATTTTTAAGAATTATGTACTGAAGAATATAATACAACCAAAGAACTTCCTCAGGATTCCTGCTAGCATGACATCCTATATCTACTGTAGTGGTATTAGGTGAGACATGTATCTCTCCGTCTTCACCATCTCCATAGAAATCGTTGATAGCTGCTTTTGATTCATCTTCTGTATCTGAGGCCAAAGTGACCGAATAGCAAGGAACTATCTGCGGTGTAAGCGACCAAGCTGACAGAGCGGGAATTTTGCTGTTGCTAAACCACATCCACATTTTATCTACAAAGTCAATTCCATACTGCTGACTCATTAGAGGATTGCAGGTCATATATGCAAATATATCTCGGAAAGCTTTCTCATCTTTCCTTAACTTATTGATTCCATAGGTTATTAGTCTTTGAACTGCTATTTCAGTAAGTACGAAGGACATCTTGTATCTCCTGTTTAAGTTCAGAAATGGCGGTATCAATTGCACTCTCTATGTCGCCTTTCATAGAAGAATTTATTTCTTGTATAACTGGATGAAGATCCGCTTGTCTAGCTGGAATCACCCATTTAGAATTAGCGTCTTGTTTGGAAGATGCTATCCTAAAAGTAGGCTTATTCGAAGCCGAAATAGATGGAGTGGTTCTTACAATAGATCTGGCACCTTGTCCGAATGAACTTGCCATGTCTGCCATCATATCGCTCATATTTCTCTTAATCTTAGTCTGACTAATTACGTCTAAGCCAGCGGAAACATCTTTAACAGTTTCGGTACTAGATCGACTGGCGCCGGTTCCGATTGGAATTACTCTATAAGTAGATCCATCTTTAGAAGTTTTGCCCCTTGCTAGTAATTTACTAAGCATTGGAAAAGGAGGAGTCGAAAAATCTAAGTTTCCCGTGTCTGTTCCTATTTCTAGACCGTTGTAGATATGCTTGACAGCTATCTGACCTTCAAATCCTTTAGCTTTCATCTGCTGCGCAGCATCTATTGCCTTAGAAACTCCAGCTTGAAGGGCTGAAGCTGCGATATCTCTAGCTCTCTCGCAAATACGATCAATCAAAAACTCAACCTCATTTGGGTCGGCTCCTTGATTTATTAAATCGTATCGAAGTGAATTAAGTTTTTGATCAATCACTGCTCTTTAGAACCTTTGCTTTTAGATCTTGCAGAAAATTAGTTTTGTCTAGATTGGACCAGTCGTTGTTAAAGTTTATATTTACTCTACCATTTGGCTCTATTGCAATTGAAGGCCTAGAAAGATACTCATAAAAAGATCTTAGAATTAAGTTCATATCTTTGTCTTGATCTAGTATAGCTGTTATTTTGCTAGAGCTCTCTACTATAGGAGTAGAGGATCGTAGCTGTTTTAGCTTTTCTTCTATAGCATCTATATCTGCTCCTAGTGCTCTTGCTAGAGAATTGTGCTTCTCGGACATGTCTTCAAGCTTAGAGTCCAGTGTGTCTATAAGCTTTCCAATTCTTTCTTCTATCTTACTTAAATCAACAGCATTTCCGTGTCTAATTTCTTCGCGGATATTTTCCATCTCGTCGTAGACATCAGAGAGATTGTGCTCTCTATAATTATGAACCATTCTGCCTAAGCCTTGCTCAATAATTTCGTCTGGCACGGAGTTATCCACTGGTAGATCTGGAATATCTTCTGGTAGATACCATTCGAATACACTCATAAGATCAGCTACAGTCGACGGCAGAGATCTATTGACGAAGTGATGAATAGTTTTGTGACCATCCCTTACGTGACCTGAATATATATCATTAGCATGCTTTCTAACGACTAGAGTGTAGGATCCAAATTTGACTTCTTTTACTTCGTCGTCTCCCATGTCTTTGACACCAGCTCTAACCACTCTATAAGCAGCATTGCCTACTAACTTCAAGGCATCACCATGAGTCATATCGTATACTGCGCCAGAAACTTGCGAGTTACGAATTATGTTCTTTTCAAGCTTCTCGATTTGAACTAGATCTCTTAGCCTCTTACTTTTCTTTAGCTGACTAGAAATAAACCTCGCTAAACCAGGAACACAGCAATTCCTCATATAAGACCATGGGATCTTTTCTATTGGTAAGAAGTCTAGATGAATAAGCTCTCTAGAATCTTCTATCTTGTTTTTCCATTTTTTAACTAAGAAGACTTTACCAAAATCATCTGAATCTAACTCTTGGATGTCCTCAGCCTTTATTCCGGCTTCTTCCTCAAGTTCTCTTACAGCAGCCTCTTTTGCCGTTTCACCTGGATCAATTCCGCCACCAGGAAGAGCGTAAGCGCCTCCGTGTTCAGGACTTATGCCAATTAGGATTCTTCCACTAGTATCAATAACAATAACTCCGACACCATTGACTTCAGATTTATTAAGTTTATTTTTCTTGTTCCAGCTTCCGCCATGATTCTCTTTGCCTTTAGATTCAGGCAAATCTTTATCAGTACCGGTGTATTTTTCAGCAATACTTTTAGGAGGGCCAGAATCACCTCTGGCAGTCAAGCCTTTCTTGTCATGCAAGATTGCCATTAACATTCTGTATTGACGCTTAGAAGCGAAAGCTGGCATTGTCTGTTCTCCAATGGTTCCTAGACATTATACGTCGGACTAGGTGTTATCCACCAGTCAGCGGTGGCTTTGTATAGAAATCTCTTTTTAAGACTAATTGTTGAGGCAATCTTCTAGCTTGCCTACCCTCTGCAGTGAGTTCTTGGGTTATTCTAAGTTCTCTGAGAGGATTTAAAACTACGTATACTGGTTTGCAGTAATAATTAACTGAATAAACCTGCCCTATATCAGAAATATCGTCATATATTGGAGTTCTGCCTAATATCCAGGATACAAGACCATTTACTATAGTAAAATCAGTACCTTCTATGAATTCTTTTCGGCTAAAATTAGTTACAGTCTCAATTCTAGAAGTCTTGGTAACTAAATATCTAAGTCTTTGGGCATTATTGTCAGTAGGACGATATTCTTTAAGCTCCCACACTCTAACTTCAAAATCTGTCATCTCTAGTCTATCGAACATAGAAAAGTCAGCTTCGGTTCCGTCTGGATACTCTGTAGGTACTGTAAGCATAACCGTTCCGACTTCATAAACACCGTTTCTCTCAAAAGATCTCTCTACGGAATTGGATGAGAATATACCAAAGATTTCTCGCGGATCGTAATAGAGAATGCCTGATCCATCACAGTGAGGACATAAAGGATCATGATTATTATTTTCTATTGTCTTTATGTTTGGGCATGGATAGGCCTTAGAGTGTATGAACTTAACACCTCGATTTTGAATCATCTCGTTAAAAGAGTCTCTTTTAATGCTAGGATCAGGTAATATTGGAGGCATAAACGACTTAAAAGAGCCAGGCGACATAGGAGTGGGCGCATTTGGCTTGTTAATATTATTAGTCACCGATTTCCCCTGATATTATATTAGATATGAAGCATTTATACATCATAGCAGATACGGACTCATGCGATACACTATCTACAGATGTATGTTTAATTTGTCCATTGGCCAAATTAAGAAAAAAGCCTGACGGTAGCTATATGAGCTGCGCTGATGCCGTGGGCTTTAAGATGCCAATGGATGGAACTTATAAATCTGCTGCAATAGATCAGCTGATAGAGATAGAATTACTAGGAGATTCTGATGATAAAAATAAATAAAGAAGGTTGTGATCTTATAAAGCATTTTGAAGGCTGCGAACTACAAGCATACGCAGATCCAGCGTCCGACTATGCAAGAGCTAAGGCTAAGACTATTTCTAATCGCCCTAAAGGATGGGAGAAGCTAAGTGCTGAACCTGTAACCATTGGTTATGGATCTACTGGCTTAGATCATTTTAACCTTGATACTACAGGTAAACCAACTAAGATCTCACTTGGATTAATTTGGACACAAGAGCAGGCTGACAATAGGTTTCAACAGGACATAGAAGCTTTTTCTTGCAAAGTCAGAGATATGATAACTTCTAAAATTAACGAAAATCATTTTTCAGCTTTAGTGAGTTTTGCTTACAATTGCGGTCTTGCAAATCTTAAATCGTCCACTCTTCTAAAAAGAGTTAATGAAGCAAATTGGCCTGCTGCTGCAATAGAGTTCTTAAAATGGGATAAAGCGCAAGGTAAGGTTATGCCAGGCTTAACTAGGAGAAGAGAAGCCGAGAAGGCTCTCTTCAGTAAAAGATGATCCTTTACTTAAGTTATCTTTAGCCCACAAAGGCTGAAGGTTAGTATAATGGCAAAGTTTTTGAACCTCCTCCTTATCTTTGGCATAAGACAAAGGAATCCTATGGTCTATATGCCACTCAGAGCCATAATTACACCAAGTCATTTCGAGTTGGAAGAGTGATTCTAAATGGGTTTTGAGTTGTTGAGCTGAGCAGCCAACCAGACCAGTACTAGATCCATCTCTCATTCCCGCTGTCTTAAGAAAGCTATTCACTCTAGATCTGTGATTCCTCCACATCCTAAAAATAGGATCAATGGAGTATCTGCTTTTAGTATATGCGGAATTGCTAATCTTCACTCGTTCCCTGAAGTCAACATCCAGTTGATACCTATTGGTTCTAGTATCTTTCTTTAGATTTCTAAAATCTTCATTATCTTTATATCTATCGTTATGTCTTTGCTTTTGCTTGCTTTTATTGATTTCGTAATTTTTGTAATACGATTTTAAAGAGGCCTTAGAGTCGCATTTGCGGCAACTGCTATTGAGGCCAGTTTTAAGTTTTTTATTTTTAGCAAAGGCATTATCTTCTAG